CGCCTTGCCTCTCCAGTGCTCAGTCCACGTGACAAAGAGGTCGGGATGCTCGGAGATCGTCGTCTCGTCGAACTGCTCCTCCTGCGCCATCTTGACGAACATGAGCTCGGCGACGGCCTGGACGGAGTCGGAGCGCCGGGCCTCCCGGTTGAGCTCCTTGAGTGACCGCTTCGGGGTCAAATAGTTAATTTCGCTCATTCGTAAGCACCTCCAAAGCCGGAAATAGAGACCTCTCCCTCATAGCCCTCGTTCTTGGTGATCGTGAAGCGGATATTCACGCCCCACTTGTCCGCCGTCTTGGTCGTGTTGGTGAAATTATAGACGCGGTTGATCGCGACTATAGCCGTGATGTCCTCCCATGTCGGGACGTCGTCGAAGGCGTTGTTGCAAGCCTCCACGAGGGCCGTCGCGCCCTCAATGTGCCATGTCGGAGTGACGAGGACCTTCGACGCGGCCTCATCTGTCTCCTCCGGGGCCTTGAGCTGGAACGCGATGACGCGCTCTGTCTTGGAGAAATTCCAGACCCGGACAGACGTCGCGAAGTTGCCGTCCACGGCCTCGACCCTGAGCTGATGATTGCCATTCGTGAGGGTGAGCCACATCTCCCGGGTGAGCTCGATCGTGACCTCCTGTCCGAGAGTGGCTTGATAGCTCCTGATCTGCTTATCGTCGACGAACTCCGTGACGACCACATTGTCGCCCTCGACGTCGCTGACGGTGTACGCCTCGGCGAAGCTGCCGGTCTTGTGGCCGAGATCGGTGTCCTGCCCGGAGATGGTCGGGGCGCTGTTGGTGCGCTTGAAAGTGAGTCGCCGGTAGCTCGTGCCTCCCTTGCCGTCCGTGGCCGTGATCTTGATCGTGTTGACGGAGTTGAGGTCGAGCTTGTAGAGCATCGCGGAGGTGATCGACACGCCCAGGGCCTCGCCCTTGGGGGCGTTGTTGATCGTGCGGATGACCGTGTCGTTGAGCTCCTCCGTCACGTTGACGGCGTCCCCGTCTGCATCGTTGACGATGTATTCGTAGGTAAAGCCCAGGTTCTTGTCGCCCAGGTTGGAGTCGGTCCCGCTGATGGTCGGGGCGGAGTTTGTCCGCGTAAAGCTCCACGTCCGGGTCGCTGTTCCTCCCTGCCCATCCGTGACGACGACCTTGACCGTGTGCTTGCCGAGGCTCAACTCGTCAACTAGAACATTTATACTATTTTTCAAATTTCGCGTCGGGGCAAACGACTTCGTCGTTTGCCCATCTAGCGACTCCGTCGCCGTCAGGGTGTCCCCGGCGTCTGCATCGTCCACGGTGTACTCAATCGTAAAATTGGAGTTTTTGTCTCCTAAATCACGGTCTTGGTCAGAGATCAGAGGGTCAGTGTTCAGGACTTCAAGGACGGGGCGAAAACCGACGTTCACGTGCCGATCCGTAGCATTGCTGTCGCCCCAGTAGCGGGCCGACACCCAGCCGCGAACCGCACGATGCGACGCATTACCGGAGTATGTTTCTTGACACCAGGAGTATACGCCCATCCAATTCCAGAATTGGTTATGATTGCTGTTCTTGTCGGTTGCGACGAGGCTCGAGTCCAGGTCAGAGGAGAGCGGAGCCGGGAGCCCGGTGATGACCTCCTCGCGGGTGACAAAGCGGTCCCACTCGTTGTTCGTAGGTGTCCCGCCCGAGTACCAGTCCGACGTCCTGGGGCCCGTGCCGCCCGTGAGTGCTCTGCACTTGTACGTCGCGCCGTCGATACGGATGTTCTTTCCGCTGATAAAGCCCTGCCCGTTGAGGTCATCCCACGAGACAGACACGAGGATGACGCGGTCGCAAATGAGGAGGGTCTTGTTCCCGTCCTTGATCTTGTGCCATTGGAGTTTATTCGCGGCGGCTGCGGGGGTGTCGCCGATGCTGTAGTTTGCCATGCTGCCCGACATCTGAGGGATGTCGCCGACCCCACATCCAGAGTATGGCTCAGAGTCAGGCCGCCACGGCTTTGTGGGGCGCTTTAAGATGCTGCCGTTGTTGTAGAATCCGCCGAGCTGTACGGTTCCGAGATATTGCGCCATAGGGTAACACTCCTTCCACTTGTATAAAGCGGTAGGGGGCGTAGATTTTCCTTGCGAGGTTGTAGGAGCTCGCCCAGCGAGCGAAGCCGAGCCAGGACCCGACCTCTTGATTGATCTGCTTCCTCGTCATTTTTCCCGCCCTCAGCTTTTCGATCATAGCCTTTATCCTCCGTTTCGCTTTCCTCTTGGACTCCGTGCGAATTTCGAGGTGGGTCGCTCTGATCTTGTAGCCGTAGGCGTTCACGCCCTGCCGCAATTTGAAGATTTTAGTCTTGCTGTTGACGTCAAGGTGTAGCTCCTTATTGAGGAACTCCTTGATCTGTGCAAGCCACTTTCTAGCGGTCTCTTTATCGGGCGCGATGATGACGACGTCGTCAGCATATCGCCGGTAGCGCCTTATTCCTAGAAAGCGGATGCAAAATTGATCGAGCTCGTTGAGGGTGATGTTTGCGAAGTCCTGAGAGCTGACGTTCCCCAATGGGACGCCGGTCTCGCCCTCTGGGCTCGAGTCGATGACCTTGCAAAGAAGCCGGTAAAAGCGGAGGAGGTCCTCATAGAGCTCCGGATGCTTTTTCTTGAGCTTCTTGAACCGCTTTGCTAGGAGCCTTTTCAAAATAGCGCGGTCAATGGAATAGAAAAACTTTCGGACGTCGATCTTTATGACGGTGGCCTTGTCGCCCCATAACATGCGGGCGACTCTCATGTCGTGCTGTACGTCCAGCGCGGCCCGAATGGGGCCTTTGCCATACAGACAGGCATAGGAGCGATCGACAAAGACGGGGCGATAGATGTCCTGAAGCACATCATGGATGACACGCTGCACGACCTTGTCCCGGAGCTGCGGAATGTGGAGGCTGCGCTCTTTCGGCTCCGTGATCGTCTTGTGCCGGTACGGGCCCGGGGTGTACTCCTTTTGTTTCTTTCGTCCCGGCTGCTCCAGGACGGGCTTGAGCTTTACCTCGATTGCTTTCAGCTCGCGCCATAGCTCGACGTTGTTGACCTCGGAGAGAAGGTCGTAGTTGACCGCCTCTCGCGTGTATTTCCTCGGACCCCTGAGAACCTCTTTGTAGCCGTCCTCGATCGCGTCCCATCCCACCATTTTCTCATATGGTCTGAGGGGCTTGATCGGCGGGGTCGCGGGGTGTTTGGTGTTCTTCGCTGTCTTTACCAAAATGGGGAATTTCGTCACGGTGGCATTCATTCCTTTCGGGCTGACTTGGCACGGATGACGCGGGTTGATACCCACATTGTAGCCGTCCCCTCATCCTCCCAATACGAGAGGGCCGGACGAAGGGCCGACACTATTTTTACGCTGTCAAAGACAAGGCGAAGGACTATCTCTCCCTTGAAGTATAACAAGGACTCGCGCTCCGAGCCGTAGCCGGGAACGACGAAATAACCTACAAGGCGGGGCGAAAACCGACGTTCACATTCCGATTCGTCGCATTGTTGTTGTTCCAGTTGCGGGCCGAATTCCACCCGCGAACCGCACGATTGGACGCCAAACAGAGATAGCCCTAATAGGTGATACTTTTTCGCTGAGTGCTTTAGTTTCTCGGGAGGCCCAGGAAATACTTCTGTAGTCCTCCGATAATGCGCCCCATTTCGTCGAGCTTACCTTGCAGCTCGTGGAGCTTCTTCTGTGTGATGTATTTCTGAGATCGGGCGATGCCAAAGAGAACGAGGAGATATGTCTTCTCAGCGTCCGCCTCGTCCAGCCAGTCAAGCCGTTTCCTGACGATCTTGAGATTGTTCGCCATGACTGTGGCCCGGACGAGCCGGTAACAAGCCTGTTTGATCTCTTGAGATATACCGAACTTTTCCGCCTGGGGGAAATTTTTTAGCAAAGGGTACACGTCTTGTTCAGTGAATTTCTGGGCTTTCTTTTGGAGAGTTGACGGCTCCGCCATAGCTGACACACCTCGCTTCTCTGATGCGGTTGATTTCGGCGATGTCCCCGTAAAACTCGAAGCCGTAGTCTGTGAGCTTTACGGTCGCCGGTTCTCCCGTGAATGCGCTGTGCCCCGTTATAACCATATAGGCTTCCCCGGTCAGGGTCAGGCCGTTTGTGGTAACGAGGGTGAGCTCGTCCCGGGGGTGCTGCTGACAGTCGAGGCACTCATCGGACAGCTCCTTGAAGAAGTTTCCGAGGATGCAGCTCGCCTCCCTCCGAGTGCAAGCGACCCTATACATAGAGCTTCCGCGCCACGGGGTCATAGATGCCGGACGTGACCGCGACGGATGTGACAGAGTCAAAGTTAATGAGAAAAACGTTGTTAACCATGTTGTTGAGGGTTGCGTCTTTCAGCACTTTGATCTCGCGCTGGGCGTCCGCGATCTGGCTCTCATGCAGGATGACGGCCTCGCGATTCTGATAGATGCCGTCGTCCATGTGGTTCATGTTAGTCTGACTCACGGGCGTCCCCTCTTGGATGACTTCCTCAGTGATGATGTCGACCACATGGTCGAGCCATCCTATGCGCTCATAAGACTCCACTACTTTCGACCTCCATTTCTTTTACATTGTATTTGAACGCTACATATAGCCCTTTGCCCTGTGTTTTGGTGAAGACCTTGTCGTCGGATGTGGCGATGATGTCGCCGTCCGTGTCGACGAGCTCCACGTTTGCGACGTCCCCGATGACGGTGTCGTCGAAATAGATATAGACCCTCACGTCGGAGCCGTTGACGATCTTCCGGAACGGGGGGACGGTTTTCGGCTCCCCGTCCAGAGTGTAATTCGCATGGTGGACGGAGTCGACAAATCTCCGCCCGATCTTCTGGATGCCGATGTCTGTGAGCGTTTTCGCCATGATACGCCCGCCTCCTTTTGAGTGTTATGTTTGAGCAGCGGGCCGGGCCTGAGCGCCCCGGCCCTGCTGCAAGCTGGGGCCTAGCTCCCTCTCTTGCTGCGGCTATAGAAGCCAGTGGAGGCAACAAAGGAGCCGGTCTTCGGGAAGATGATCTCGCCGGGCTCCACACGGCCCTTGGGGCTGATGTCCGCGCCGATGATGCCGCCGACGCCGCCCTTGAGGTCATTCGTCGGGGAGCAGCGTGTCGGCTCTGCACATCTGAGGTAGACCTTGACGCCGTGCTCCTGTCCGGAGACAGGCACAAGCTCGGAGGCCAACTCCTCATAGAGGGTGTTCTCGCTGAAGCAATAGAAGCCAGTGGAGGCCGTAAAGGTGCCGAGCCTCGGGAACGTGATCTCGCCGGGCTCCACACGGCCCTCGGGGCCGATAGCTGCGGCGAGGATGCTCCCGACGCCGCCCTTGACGTCGTTCGTCGGGGAGCAGCGCGTGGTCTCTGCACATCTGAGATAAACCTTGCCTCCTTTCTCAGGCGTTGGGGCGACGCCGGGCGAGGTCGATGTAGACCTCGCGGATGTAGCCCCGGGAGAGATAGCGGATTTTCGTCCGCATGGTCTCGTCCTCGATGAAGGTGTCCTCGTGCCCGTCCATGAGGATGATCTCCGCCGCGCTGATCTCTTTTGCGTCGATCATGCGCTGCAAGGGCTCGAACAGGAATTTACAGCGGGTCTCAAGCTCGCCCTGGATGTCCTCCAGGTCGATATCGTCATTCATAAGGTCGAGGCCCTTTTTGCGGGTCTCCCGGACGATCTTGTTGAGAACGCGGACGTCCTCGGCGTAGCGGTAGTCGCTGCCGTCCGGGGAGAGCACCTTCGCATGGTAGACGAAAAAGTCATCTTTACCGTCGTACTCCCGGAAGGTGAGGTATCCCGCGAGGTCCAACAGCTCAATGATGCTGTCATCCATACCCTCGGGGAGCAGCTCCTCGAGCTTGGTCTTGCGGATGTTGAAGCCCGCCTCCTCCCGCGTCTTGCCGATGGAGGTTTGAACGCTCGACTTCGCATAAAGGCCAGAGGCGAGGCCCGCGAGGTTGACGATCTGCGTCGAGCCGTCCAATCTGACGAGACGGCCCCAGGCTGCGACGACCTGGATGTTGTAATTCCTCACCTTTTTCGCCTTTGCCTCCATCTCGAGGGCCCAGTCTGTGAGGTCGTCCTCTCTGGCTCCGGCTCCGATGCCGGGGGCTCCGCCCACGCTGGGCGTGGGGAACGCGGCCTCCATGACAAAGAACATCGGCTTGTGGTAGGTCTCAAAAAGCTGGACTTGAGCCTCGCCGACCGCCTGCCAGAGGGCGAGATCGCTCTCGCCGACGATGTGAACGAACTCATATTCCTCCGCGAAGCTCTGGAGCTTGGTGATCGCCTTGAGCACATCCCCGTTCGTCATGGTCGGGGCGGTTGTGGTAAAGGAGTAGGTATCGTTCACGAGGAACGAGCTTGCCCTCTGGTCCTCGTCCGCCGACTCCTCAAACAGGAGCTTGAGGCCGGTCCCCTCGAGCTCATACTCGCCCGTTACGGGGACGGTGATCTCATCGGTAAAGTTGCTCCCGCCGTCAATGGAGGCGGTAAAGGCTGCGGTATTAAGCCCGCCCTGAGCGGTGATCTTCACGACGACAGAGAAAGCGTTCGTCGGGGAGCCGTCGACCGTGACGCCGCCGCTGCCGTCGCCGGTCTTAGAAACAATTCCCAAACTGCCCGCCGTGGTGGCGGAGACCGGGAGGCAATAGATACGGTTCGCGCCGAACTGGACGGAGTCCATGACGGCGTCGGCCAGAGGGGACAGACCGAGGCGGCTCTTGATCTGCGCGGCGTCCATCGCCCCCGTCACAATGATCGGGGTGTCGGAGACGACGGGGGAGACGCCGATCTTGAGGTGGCGTCCGTCGCCCGTAGCGGTAGCGAAGCCGAGGTTCTTGTCCGTGATATGGTGCTTGACGTCTCGGAGCATTACTTCCTCGCCTCCTTCTTAGCAGCTCCGCCCATAGGGGCCGAGTTGAACGCCTGGATAGCTGCGAGGAACTCAGCCTCAGTGACAGCTTTCCCGGGCTTCCAGCTCTGGGCGGAGCAGACGCCCGCATAGAGCGCCGGGCCGATGCGGTGCTTTGCGCGGAGCTGCCCGATCTCGACATACTCGTCGGGGGCCGGGGTCTGCTGCTCCGCTGCGGTCGGGGCTGCGGCCCCGGTAGTGGTCTTTTTACTTGCCATGTATAGGCTCCTTTCCGTTTACTCTTTCGATAGCCTCGATCTCCACGTGAGTGAGCGGGCCGAAGTCGGTGTCTCTGTATAGGCCGCCCTGGAATGTGACCGCGACCTGAACGGCGACTTGCGCTTTGAGTATTGAGTCCTCTTTGTCGACCCAATCCGCGCCGTCGACCTCGATCGGGACAAAATTTCCGTCGACCCATATTCCCAGCTCGAGCTTTTCGAGGAACGCCTCGTAGATAGCCTCGACGGCGTCGTCGGTGTAGTCGCCGATCGTCACGGTGAACGTGATCGGGCGGTCGAAGATCTTCCGTCTTTTCTTCTTAGCTCCCTCTTGGTCTCTGTAAAGTTTTTTGGAGCCGTTTCGGGAAGGCTTTTCCGACTCGAAGATGACCGCGCTCACGTGGCTCTCGAGGCTTTTCACAAGGGCCTTTTGCGTAGTGTAGGGCTTGGACTTTACCCCCGCCTCCTTGAGCTTGTCGATGAGGTGTTTTTTACATTCGGAGTAAAGTCCCATTTTTAGCCGCTCCTTTCGATGAACTCCTCGACGGTCGCCTTGATCTCCTCCATGTCCTCACTCGAGAGGCCGAGGTATGGGCGGGCCGGGATGGAGACCTTGACCTGCTGCTTTGTTATCCAGCGCCCGCCCACCTGGAAGCGGAGCCCTCTCCGGCTCTTTGCCCGGATGGTACGGTTGGAGACTCCGAACTGATGCGTCCCGGCGTGCTTGACGTTGGTTCCGATCGCGAAGCCTTTCTCATCCGAGTGAGCCTTTATCGAGTTGCGGAGCTGCGAGGTGTCGATGAGCGTCCGCCCGCTCGTGGCTGCGGCCCGGATGGAGGTCTTCCATCTCCTGCCGTCCGGGCCTTGGCTTTGCCTGAAGCGCTCGAGAGTAGACTCCCGGGCGCTCTGGGCGAGTGCTGCGTTGAGGCCGCGCCGGTCGACCTCCGAGTAGGACCTCATTCGGCGGAGCAGCGCGGAGACGTCGCCGTCAAGGCGGATACTCGTTCGAGCCATGATCTCACATCCCCGTCATGCTGCCCCGTCTGAAAAGCCGGGGGTTTGACTTGCTGGAGAAGCCGGTCGCGGCTGCGGAGGCCGGGTCGCTGCCGTCCTCCCCGGTGCCGATGTTGACCTTGCCCTCTGCGACAAGGGTAAAGAACTTGATCGCTGCGTTGTAGCGGTTGAGATAGTTTTTTTGGTCGCTGTCCTCGTCGATGCCGATTCGGGAAAAGAGGTTATATACCGCGATGTCCTTAGAGAACTTGTTCAGCACTCTCGGAACTGGCTCAAAGGGCACTCTGTACCGTTTGGCAAGATAGCCGTCGATCTCGGCGTCCGCGTCTGCGATCGCCGCGTCGATGATCGGCCCGATCTTTGCCTCACGCTCGGCCTCGTCCTCCTCATAGGTGTCCCCTATGATGACGTTGAGGGCGTCGTCCTTGAGCATCTCACGGACCTCGTCTCTTGTGCTGTAGCTCATCGGTCGAGGCTCAGGCGGTGGCGCTGCCGTCGCTGCCGAAGGCCATTTGCCAGAAAGCGAAGCCCACGTTGCCCCGGGAGTCCGCGCCATAAAGGAACTTCTTCTTCATAAAGACGTTCTCGTCGGTCTCGGCGGTCTTGCTCACGAATTTCGCTTTCTTGCGCTCCTGGTAGATGAGCGGCTTGACCGGGCGATGAGTGGACATAAGGAACCACGCCTTGTCTTTCCCGGCGAGCTGCGGGACGACGAGGGGCTTCGCGGTGCCCTGCATCGTGTTCCTGGTCCCGCCGATGTAGTCGGCCACGAGGATTTCTCGAGCTTTCGCCTCCAGGGCGGGCGAAACGACGAGGAGGTCGGGGACGATGTTGAGCGCCCGGCCCTTGCTGTTGGTCAGGCTCATCATGGACACGCGGGCCGCGATGTACGACTCGAGAGAGAGCTGAGCGGTGCCCTTGTTGGAGAAGGTCTTCTTGCCGACCACGTGGCCGTCAGAGAAGAAGGGCTTGCCGTCGTAGCATTTCTCGACGAAGCCGGAGGCCAGCAGCGCAAAGACGAGCTCGTCGGGGTGCATAGCTGCGGACTGAGCGAGCATCTCGATCGAGGGGTTATAAATGCCGATCTTGTCGTCCTCGATCGCGTTCCGGTCGACGCCGATCGTGAGCTCGAAGTCCTTGTTCTTGATGGTGTAGTCAGAGGCGGTGAGGTTCTGGATTTCACGATCGCCGACCCACTCTCTCATCCCCGGGATGTCGCCGAGCCATGCGTAGGTCTCGGCCTCCGTGGTGGAGGGGGTGACGGTGGCGATCTGCTTGTAGAGGGGGTCGACCTCAGTGAGCGCCTTGTTGAACAGGGTATTAAAGGCGACATAGATTCCCCTCAATGTCTGCGGATTGACAATCATGTTGTAGCTCCTCCTTTACTGTTTAGGCCCCGGCTGCTGCCGCTGCGGGCCCGGTGTAGCCGAAGCCCATCTCCACGGCGACGCCCTCGTCGTCGACCCGGACAACGAGACCGGCGATCGACGCGCCCGCCGCCGACTTGGTGACGGTGTGGTCGTCCTCGATGTAGCACGGGCCCAGGATGTCAGCAGCAGCGAGCTTGTTCGACGCGGTGCTGCTGTTGTCAAAGATGAACACGCCCCGGGTGATGCGGACGGTGGCCTCGCCGTCTGCGCCGGTGTTCTCGACGGTCTCCTCGGCCCGGCCCGCCGCTTTCAGGCCCGCCG